TTTATTGTTTTTTATTTCATTCTATCCATAAAATAAAATGCCTCCAAAAACAAAAGCAAAAGAAGAAACAGAATCAATTTATACGATTTATTTCGACCTTTTTCAAAAATATCAATCTGAATATGGGAAAAATACGGTGGTCCTACTACAAGTAGGTGCTTTTTTCGAAATATATGGCCTGCGTCTCTCTAATGGTGAAATTATTTTTTCCAATATCGAAGAAATCTCTCAAATTACCCAACTCGCCGTAGCCGATAAAGGGATCGAATTCTCGCGAATGGATAAAACAAAAAAACAACAGGGAAAAATCGTTATGGCTGGATTTCGTGATCATCGACTGGATTTTTATATCCAGCGATTTACGGAAGCATCCCTTACTGTAGTAGTGTATGTTCAGAAAAAAGATGGACGTAGCCTAACAAGAGACCTCTATCAGATTTATTCACCAGGCTCCTTTATCCCATATGAAGTCGATTCCCCCTCTAATTTCTCAAACCATACCATGTGTATATGGTTCGATTCCTATTCACCAATCGGATCTATAACCCCACATATTGTATATGGGCTATCAACGGTGAATATTTTCACCGGGGAAACTACTATTTATGAACATGATTGTCCTTTTTTATTAAATCCGACGACATTCGATGAATTAGAACGATATCTCTCAATTATCCAACCAAACGAAGTGATTATTATTTCGAATTTCGATAAAGAGAGAACACAATTGTTTTTGAACTATTCCGGATTAAAAACCCAAAATATACATTTGGTATATATGTGTGATGATACAAAACAAGCGAAACAAGCGGCACACTGTATGAATCAAACATATATTTCGCATATTCTCACTACATTTTTCGGCGAAGAATGTTTTCAACAGTGTCAAGAATTTAACCAATATACGATTGCTACACAATCATTTTGCTATTTAATGCATTTTATTCAAGCCCATAATCCCGATCTTGTTAGAAAAATCGCATATCCAATTTTTAATAATCTATCAGATCGACTCTGTCTAGCCAATCATACTCTAAAACAATTGAATATTATTAGTGATGGATCAGACGACGCAAAAGTATCTGGACATCTCTCTTCTGTACTCGCCTTTTTAAATAAATGTTGTACGGCCCCTGGAAAACGCCGTTTCAAGAATCTTCTTACGAATCCAACATTTAATGATGAATGGTTACACACTGAATATGATATGACTGCACGTATGTTAGACGTACCTAATATGGAATTGTTTAGGACAAACCTGAAAAAAATCCGTGATATTGAGAAAATATCAAGACAACTCATTATTAAGAAAATATATCCATCTACCCTGTACCAATTATATGAAAGTCTGTGTATTTTGAGAGATTGTGTTTTAGAAATGGATTCCTATTCTGAAATACAAGAATATTTATGCGAAGAGATAACACCACCGGTATTTCAACAGAATCTTCACGATATTCTCTCCTATATGAATGAAAATCTTCAAATAAAAGAATGTTCCTCTGTAAATTCAATGACTACTATTGATAAAACTATTATCCAACCAGGAATATCGACAGTTTTAGATACTATTTCGAGAGAATATATGGAATCATGTGTGTTATTTGAGAGAATTCGCGAATATTTTAATGGACATATGAAACGTGTTTCTACTGATTCTTCCATTTCAAATATATCTGTAAATGATGATACAGAATATATTAAAATTCATGAAACCGAAAAATCTGGTTCATCTCTCCAAATCACGAAAAAACGAGGACTCATTCTAAAATCTGTTTTAGAAAAAGTCGCGATTGTTTCTAGTGAAAAATCATCCGAAAAAATAGTCGAAATAACACCCGATTTCATAATTCCATTAAAAGATATCCGTTTTATAAAAGCAACTACAACCAATGATGAAATCGAATTCCCACAATTAACAAGGCTTATCCAAAAAATCATGTCTTTAAAAGAACGTATGTCGGATGAATTAGTAAAAGCATATTTGAAATTTTTATCAGAATTTGAGAGAAAGTATTATAATGAAATTCATTCTGTTGGAAAATATATCGGAAAACTCGATGTCCTTTTAACAAAGGCGTATATCGCAAAAACATATCATTATTGTCAACCAACGATCGATACTAGTCCACAGAAATCCTTTATAAATGTAACCGGTTTAAGACATCCTTTAATTGAACATATTCAACAAAATGAGACGTATGTGACAAATGATCTGATCATTGGTGATGGAAAAACAGATGGAATTCTAATTTATGGTACAAATGCAGTAGGAAAAACGAGTTTTATTCGCGCGTTAGGAGTTTCGATTATCCTAGCACAAGCCGGATTCTATGTTCCTTGTACCTCCTTCACATATAAACCATATACCGCTATTTTCTCCCGAATCCTAGGAAATGATAATATTTTTAAAGGTCTCTCGACTTTTGCAGTTGAAATGTCGGAACTCCGTGTGATTTTACGCTTAGCCGATGAAAATAGTTTGATTCTTGGTGACGAGTTATGCAGTGGTACGGAAACCGAATCCGCGCTCTCAATATTTACGGCGGGATTAATGGAACTTCATAAAAAACAATCGACTTTTCTATTTGCAACCCATTTTCATGAGATCTGTAAATATGATGAAATACAGAATTTAAATAGACTAAGACTTACACATATGTCCGTCCATTATGATGCAGAATTAGATGCACTTGTTTATGACCGACTATTAAAACCAGGATCAGGAACAAGAATGTATGGTCTAGAAGTTTGTAAATCTCTCTATTTAGGAAATGAGTTTTTAGATAAAGCCTATGAAATACGTAATAAATATCATCCATCGGGAGAATTATCTTTTGGAACCTCTCATTTTAATCAGAAAAAAGTAGTCGGATTTTGTGAAATATGTAAATCAGAACTTGCTGAAGAAGTCCATCATTTAAGCCCACAGAAAAACGCAGATACAGATGGGTTTATTCAAACAAAAGAGGGGATTTTTCATAAAAATCATAAAGCGAATTTAGCGTCAGTATGTTCAACCTGTCACGATAAAATACATTCGGATGGAAAATATAATGGCGAAAAAATAACAAAAAAGAAGAAAACTACCAAGGGATATGTTTTAGAAAATCTATAAAATCACTATATTCTATAGGAAGATGTCAAATACCAAACTATCAAAATCAAATCTATCAAAAAGTATGCATATATGTTCATTATTTGATGGTTTAAAACTAAATGATTTTAATGAATTTTTAATAGTGATAAGTGATTATTATTATGATTGGCTTTGTATTTTACCGTTTTTTATTCAAAAAGAATTTGATATTATTTCCTCTCATAAATATTTTTTTCCTGGAAAATTACATATTAAATATGAAAGTGAATTACGAGATGATACTTCTAGTAATTTTATTATCAAGGGTATTGTGCAATTAAAAACATTATATATTAAACTTCCAAAAGAGAATATTTATGTAGATTCAGCGAAATTTCAAGAAGAATTATTCGAATCGAAATTTAACGAATTATTAAATATTTTCGCATGTTTAAATGCGCGATATGTGGATTTTTATTTCCATAATATGGATACATATATAGAAAATCTCTCAACTTCTGCATCATTATCTAAAGTAGAGGGTGGTGAAAGTATTCTCTCCAATCATAAAACACAATCCAAACGCAGAATCCGTGCAGAGTTTTCAGATAAATCTCAGAAACCATTTGATCCTGATAAATTTAAAGAAAAACGTATATTTTATTATTTACCAAAAGAATATGGTTGGCGAAATGTCATCAAAAATCGACTAGAAAATAAAATGCTGAATCAGGAGTATAACTATAAATATTCCGAATCTTCGGTTTTTAGTGCGGATTTTTATAATTGTTTAAGACGATTGAATATAAAATTCCATTATGCATCGGAAAAATATAATGAAGTAAAAATCGAATATTTTATAGAATATTGGCCAAATAAACCGATTGAACCTGATCATTTACGGTTTTCACAATGTATGTTAGAGGCTACTGCTGAAACAAATATGACAGATTTTGAAAAACGAATGGAATTTATTTTAGAAAAAAAAGAGAGAGTAAGAGAAGAACGTGAACAAAAAATAAAAGAAAAAGAGGACCAAGCAGAATATGAAGAATCACCATTTTTTTTATTACGTGCGTTTTATTTTTTACACCATTTCACATTTACTACGAAGTGAAATGCCGACCCTCTGGGTCGGCATCTACAGCGAAGCAGTGAATGTAATTAGGTAACTGTTACTTTTCACCTTTCAATCGCCGAATTATATATCATAATTCTGCCCTTAGGCAGGATTATGTATATAAAAGGTCATTTATCGGTGAAAAGGTGTAATTCATGTAATTATATTAACGATTACTTACTCCACGTACTGTTTGTGAAAGTGTTTCAGAAAGATTTATTTCTTCATTTTCTTGTGTATTTGATGTATATCGATTTAAATCATATTCAGATTCTGGATGTATGTAGTCATTAACATCATCGTGTTCAATAGAACATTGTCTACCGATGGATCCCATATTATGATAGATATCCTTTCTTTTATATATTTGCTCATCTTCTAATTCATTTGTTCCTGTGCGATATGTCATTTCTCTAGCATGGGCGGTCTGTCTCATTACTGTATATGTATCCGATGAATCTCTTCCGATGGTTTTATATGCAGTATAAATATCATCACATAATACTTTTAATAAAGTATCTTCTGAAAGATTATTTTCAATAATATACTGTTTTATATTACCATAGAATCCTTGGATCTCTTTCTTATAATCGCAAATTTTTATATTATTCTCAAATCTATTTTTATCAGCGTCATCTGATATTTTGATACATTCAAATAGAAATTCCTGTGTTTTATGCTTATACATATATTTTCTCAAATCTCTTTGATCAAATGTACCATCATCATTAATTAAATTCGGTAGTTGTATAACTTCACAAAGATGATTCGACTCTTGTATATATTGAGTATTCGATTCAATGGTTCCAACCACTTTTCCAGTGATAATCGCAGTATTATCTGTATCGCTTATACATTTTAGGGCATATGTAATCTCACGATCACCATAGAATTGTTTAACATTTAATACATCTACCCATGTATTTGTAAATGCATCGTATATTTTTGCACCATTTGTCATTCGTATTTCTATATCTTCGACGGCAACATATAACATTGTAAATACGATTTCGCCATATACCTTACCAGTAACTTCGAAATCTGTAATAAAGTAATATACTCCACATTTACGAAGCAGTTTTGCACAATGATCTTGTCCATATCCAATACAGAATATTTCACAATTCTTTGGTACAATCGATACTAAATAATCTGTATTCTGATTTCCATCGGTAGCATTTCCATCCGTAAGTATCACATAAGCGATACGATGTGTAGGAAAACTATTTGAATATTCGTGAATGAATTTTGCAGAACCAGAAAATGTTTTCTCGATATTTGTACATAAACTATGACTGATCGAAATTACCTTATTGATTAATTCATCGCAATTTTCTTGTGTAATACGTGTAATATCAATAAGATGTTTATAATTTGTATTAAAGAGGCTGACTTGAATATAAATTTCTGCGCTCTGTTCGGATAAATAGAGCATCATATTCTTAAACGTATTCTTCACATATTCTAATTTTGTAGTATATCCTCTGCCTTGTTCCCCCATCGAATCTGAAATATCAATATCGAACTTGAATAAGACGGGAGTCGTTGTTTGTGAAATTTTCGCTGTTTTTAAAGTAAGTAATCCGAAATGAATCGGAAAAAGATCCATATCAGTCGGTACTTGATTTATTTGAATCATATTATTGATAATCATCGGTGAATCGGTCATTTTGATAGTAAACGGTATATAATGTATTTTATATATATCGTTCATATAACAATCAATTTTATGAGGAGCAATTCCCATAGCATTTTCCTTGGTAATAATAAAATTCAGTATTTTTCAACAGGAAATTACTATAATTCGATTTAAAATAGGGTCCAGATTCGGAACCATATACACATTTTTCACCTCCTAATAACGCACAACAACTTGTTGATGCACATGCATTTTTATCTAAAGCATTACACTTTTGTTCGAGCGCATTTTTATCAGGATAAAGTGCACTACAGAATCCAGCCGCATTTGCAGTAGAATTCACTACTGGAGCGACTGTGCTAATATTAGTGAGTTTACTTAAATATACAGATTCTTCATAATTCGGGACATAATTCGAAGACCCAAATCTAAAACTTCCTGGTTCATTATAGAGTGTCGTACCACTTATATCAGAATATGGAATGGATATTAATTTACCAGATTGATCTAATATCCACATTTTACCAGGACCAGCAGTAGAAGTATCTGATATAGAATTGTTACTACTATCCGTATGGTAGGTAAGATCTAAATTATTACTATTATATTTGGTAGCAGATACTTGATTAGAAAAATCAGTCTTTATAGTAATACTACGTTTATCCTTGGCTGCTTCATAACCATATGGTATAGCCTTTACTAATCCTGTATTTGAATCAATATAATAACCATTTGGAATAATAATTTCACCATAA